TGTAATGGACGTAGAAGCATTGCTAGCCCGCATTCATTCGCTAGCAAACGAAATAGAAAAGCTAACCGAAACATCTAACTCCTATACAGAAAGCGTTAGACTCCTACAGCTTTCCAAAGACATTTCTTTTGCTGCCGCGCGCTATCGTTTAATGGAACGGCGCGACGTGCAAGAAAGGATGCTTGACAGATGAATGCGCCAACACAAGCAGAAATAAAAGCATTCGAGGATAAGGCAAAGCACGCGTTAGGAATCGCGGTAACCGACCTTATCCTTGACTTCCCGTTCTACGCAACGCTTGTCCTCCATCTACAGCGCGTAGTCGCGTGGGACATTCCCACGATGGCGACCGATGGGAAACGCCTCTACTACAACCCATCTTTCGTCACGCAACTCCCGCGCGCGGAGTTGCTCGGCGTGCTATGCCACGAAGGTTGTCACGTCGCCAACCTGCATTGCTTGCGGCGCGAGGGGCGCGACCCGTCGGCGTGGAATATCGCGTGCGATCACGTCGTTAACTACTTGGTCGCGGAGCTTGCGCGGTTGAAATTGCCGCAAGGTTGTATCCCGCCGATTAACGACACGCCCGAACGGTTGTACAAACAACCGCCGCCGTGTCCGCAATGCGGCGGGCAAAACGGCCAGCACAACCCGGGATGCAGCAAGCCCGGCCCCGATTACGGTTGCGGCGGCGTAATGGATGCGATCGATGAACAGGGGAAGCCGTTGACCGGGGCAGCGAAGCAAGAGGCGATCGCCGATACAAAGCTGCGTGTCAAGCGGGCGCTGAATGCAGCGAAGGCGGCGGGGAAACTTCCGGCGGGCATGGAGCGTCACTTTGACGACGTGCTTGCTCCCGTTCTCCCGTGGCGGGAGTTGCTCGCGCGTTTCATTAGCGACGTAACGCGCGACGACTATTCATGGAGACAACCCAACCGCCGCTACATGGCATCGCACGATGTCTACTTGCCTAGTGCGCGCATGCCGCGCGTCGCGCGCATCATCTTTGCTGTCGATACAAGCGGTAGCATGACCGATGCGTTGATACAGAAGGCGGTCGCGGAAGTTAACGGCTGTCTGCAAGCTGCGGCGAGCATGGGACGCGCAACGCTTACCGTCGCGTGGTGTGATACGGAATTGCACGAACAGGATATCGAGAACGTCGCGCAGTGTCGGCCTAAAGGCGGTGGTGGTACGTCGTACGTAGAAGTGATTGACCACTACCGGAAGGAAGATGTAGTCGCGGTCATCTACTTGACGGACGGGTATTGCAGTGACTTCACCCGCGAGCAAGAGTCGCCCGACTACGCGGTATTGTGGCTGTTGATCGAAGGGCATAACGACAGTTTTGCGCCGCCGTGGGGCGAGGTTATCGAAATGACCGGGGGCGACTAATGCTCACATCACGCGAAGCAACCGCCGACCTACTCGACACCATCGACCGCATCGTTGAAGTGTGGGAAGCTGTCGAGTTACAGTTACGTCATACGGACGTGCGCTACGCGGCGCTAATGAATGCAGTGGCTGACGCACGCGATACCGCGCGCTACGTGCGAGAGGCGACCGATGCCGAAACGCTCGAAAGCTGAAACGCTCGCGCGCGTCAAGTGTCGCGTGTTTGGCCATCAATTCAAGAGCGAAACGGACGTGCGCGAATTTTGCACTAATGGTTGTGGGTTGATGTGGAGCGAGGCGTGCGATTTGTATACTGCCTTCAATCCTACAATGCCTGCTGACCGCCGCCTAACGTTTCACATTCCCTACGTTACACAAACATGGAGGTGACACAATGCTTAACAACATTCTTGACCTATCACAGCGCGCATTAAGCGCCACGCTTCACCTGTCCGCATGGACAGGCCAGCGTATCGACAACACGGCAACACGAACGGTACAGACAAAGCACAGCACGGCGAGCGATAGCGGGAAGTTTGCCAAAGCGTTGCTCCCCAAAGATGCGCTTGCGGCAATCAATACCGCACACAGTCGCGCGCGCCAATCCTTCCACTACCTAACGCTTCCGTGGCTGGACGATGCGACGCGCATTTTCCCCGCCAGCAACCTACTGAGCTTCCGCGAAGAAATGCGGAAGCGGCGTGAGGCGTGCGGGGAAGCGTATGACGAATTCGTGCGCAAGTATCCCGAGTACTTGGCAAGTGGGCCCGCACGTCTCGGTGACCTATACCACGCGCGCGAGTTTCCCGACGCGGATAGCGTGCGCAACCTGTTCTCTTTCTCCCTGACCATTGCGCCGGTCGCAAGCGGAGACTTCCGCATTACCAACGTCACCCCGGAGCAAGAGGCGGAGTTGACGGCGGAGTACACGAATGCGGCGCGGGAACAAATGGGCGCGGCGCAACGCGAGTTGTGGACGCGTCTCGGCGACGTGCTGCGTCACTTCGCCGACACGATGGCGACCAAAGACAAGATTTTCCACGGCTCAACAGTAGAGAAAGTGGTAGAGCTTGCCAAGCGCGCGCCGTCGCTTTCGCTCGTACCCGACAGCGATCTACAACGCGTGTGTGACGATGTGCTGCGGCGTGTGTCGCTCGCGCATGCGGACACGTACCGCGCGGACGAATGGGCGAGGCAAGAGGCGGCGAATGTCGCGCGTGACGCGTTGCGGCAGGTGGAGAACAAGTTGGCGGGGGCGTTCGTGTGAAGTGTCCACTAAGCAGACACGCGCGCGGCGTTCTTGCCGCGCGCGGTTGCTCTCTATGCGGCGGCGTTGGTCGCATCACGATAGAACGCGCAACGCAGTTTCGTCTTGGCATTCCCGTTGTGTGTCGCGGGCCTGTCTGTCGCAGGCGCACCGAACCCGCATTGATTAAGCGGGTCGTAGACGTTCATGGACGCGTGTTAGGCATGCATGCGTTAGTGGTGAAATAATGCGTTGCGAGCTATGCCGCGCGCGTGGCGAAGTGTACGCGACGTGCGCAATCTGTGGCGGGACGGGCCGCGTTGCGTATCTGCGCGCGTTGTTCGTGCGGTTACGTATCGCGGTCCCCTGCTACGGGACAAGTTGCCGCCGCGATCCAAAACGGCGGCGTAGCGTTGTACTTACCCAAACGCGAAAGGTAGGCTGGCAACATGTGGACCCGTAGCGTTTCTCCAATCTGGGCGCTGCTCGGTTTCGTCGCGGCGTTCGTCGTGTGGTGGCCATGACGCGCGAACAACAAAAAACACGTCGCGTTGCTGTGCGGCTTGGCTTGTTGTCGTGTGAAGTAGTGACGCAAGCAATAGCAGATATGCCCGCGTGTGGCAAGCAGGGCGTGCGCATCTACTACAACATCGTTGTCTGTCGTATGTGCGTTGAAACCGTGCGCGGACATGCAGGCATCGTCGCGCGGCGATACATGCGGCGTGCGATGCTGACGCGCAGTGTTGAGGAGTACCGACAACTCACACGCACGCGAAATGAGAAACGCGCGCGGTAAGCAGTAGGCGGTAGGCGGAAATGCCTAACGCGGAAGTGTTAGGCATTTCTTTCGGCCGTCTACTTTGTCGCGTAAAGCACTTTGCACAAGCAAGTAGTTTGCGGGGCGGAGCGGCCTGGCCCACACGTGCAGCGGCAACATGCTAAATTTTTAGCATAGCGGGCGCAGCGGCGATCGGCGTGTGGTGTATAGCCCTCCCGGCGAAAAACCGACGGTTTAACCCGCTCTTGCCTAGCTCTGTAAAATATCGACATTACACACGACGAGTACTACTGGTGGAGGACTGCGGGGTAACTAATAGCGGCGTATGCGGTTATGCTGCGCTCTTAGGCAGTGGATGTAGTGTTCGGCTTGCCACGTAACCGCATCAATCCACCCGCCGCACGATGTGCAGAAGTGTGCATTGTCCGGCACCTCCCGCCCGTCATTAAGCAACTGCAGCACGCTGCAACCGTTTTCAATTGCCTCGCGTGTAGCACTAAACTTGCGTCCATCGCAACGCGTAAATTCGAACCAATCGCCGGGCGGTCCGATGATGGAATAGTCGGAAAGAGGGAGGAGTTTAATACGAACTTTGTAGGGGGTGAGGAGAAAGCGGAGGCGGGTTAGCAGCGGATCGTCGCTCATTGATCGTTTGACGCGCGTTTAATTCGTAAGCGGATGCGTAGCGCCAATTCTTGACTTGCTAATTTAAAGCAGCCCACGCATCCCATTCATTCTTATGTCCTGATGGTGCGCGCGCACACAACCACCGACCGATTGGTGTACGACAAAGGAAGTTTTGAATTGGTGCATTGCGGTCGCAGCAATGTATCCACAACCAATCATATATTCGTTGCATGCGCCCGCCGAGTGGGAGGTAGTTGGGGCTCTAGGATTCGAACCTAGGTATGCTGATCCAAAGTCAGCAGTCCTGCCGCTGGACGAAACCCCAGTAGTCGCTGGTTAAGCGACGAGAGCAGCCCACCAAGGGATCGAACCTTGCATTTCCCGTTTTGGAGACGGGCGTCGCGCCGTTGCGACTAGTAGGCTAAGTGGACCGCCAGGGAGTCGAACCCTGTCTACTGCAGTGCAAGTGCAGTGTGCTCCCGATATCACTAGCAGCCCGTTGTGTAACAACTGGGGCAGCAGGCTTCGAACCTGCAACCTCGCGGTTAACAGCCGCGCGCTCCGCCGGTTGAGCTATACCCCATTGATCGCCGAGTTAGCAGGACCAAAGGCCCAGCCGCATATCCTGCTCTTCAAACTACGGTGTCAAACTCGGCGAAGTTGCCCCACTTGGATTCGAACCAAGATCGCTTGTGTCAGAGACAAGCGTCCTGCCAATTAGACGACAGGGCAATGCTTACTGCTTCGCTTCGTAGAACCACGAGCGGTATTCGTGGCCCTGCACAAACTTCATGTAACATTCAAACTTGCGGCTGCCATCGAGCGGGGGGAGACGTAAGCGGTGGCGAAGAGGAATATCGTCCGCAACCTCCCCCGTACTGCCGCAGAGCGTGCAGCTAAAGTCAACCAGATGCTGGTGTAGCTGCGCTACCGTCCGGCACAGCGGGCACGGGACCACTCGCCGCCTCCTGTTGTTTCCGCGTTGGTCCTGCGATGGTTAGTGCCGCCATCGCGTTCGCCAGCAGTACAACGTGCTGCGCGACATCCATCGCAACCTCCGGCGGGTTCGCCGATGTGGCTGCGACGGGGAAGTCGGCGGGACGAGCGGCGACGATTGCGGCTGCCGCCTCGACCAATACTAGTTGCCAACTGAGCAGCTTCCGATTCGAATGGCTTGTCATAGTCTCGCTAGCTGGATTTGAACCAACCGCCTCCACGTTCGGAACGTGACGCTCTATCCTAATGAGCTATAGCGAGAAGTCCGCCGGGTGGGAATCGAACCCACCGCCTCCTGATTCGTAGTCAGGCGCTCTATCCTACTGAGCTACCGGCGAGTGCAGCCTTTCGCCCCCTGTATCCTGTCGAGCAGGCGATGCTCTAGGTCGGCCTAGACCGTTGAGGGAGCCACCGGGCAGTCGCTACTCGTGGAATCGAACCACGCACGCGCGGTGCTTCAAACCGCCGCTCTACCACTTGAGCTAAGTAGCGCAATCGCCGCTGTGGGATTTGAACCCACCATCTGAGAGATATAAGCTCCCTGCTTTACCCGAGTAAGCTAAGCGGCAGTCTCGCCAGCAGGAATCGAACCCGCGTCGGCTGCGGTAGAAACGCAGTTGCACTCCAGCACGCATGACGAGCTACGCGACTGGCGGGATTCGAACCCGCGCTCCCCCGCGTGACAGGCGGGTGCCTTAAACCGCTAGGCCACAATCGCAAACGGAAGCTAAGGGACTCGAACCCCTGACGGGTGTTTAACCCGCAACAGTTTTCAGGACTGCGCCCTCGACCAGCCGGACAGCTTCCAATAGGCACACGGAGCGTGAAGGATTCGAACCTCCGTTGCGTTAAGCAAACGCGGTTAGCAACCGCGCGCGATCAGCCTCTCTGCCAACGCTCCTAAATCGCCCTATCTACAATCGGCGTTAACTCCGGTAGAAGCGGCTTGTATACAATCCCGCTCGCGGGCCGCTTGTCGGGCGAAGTGGTGGAACCGGGAGTCGAACCCGAAGTGAGGCGTGCCTCGCCTGATTTACAGTCAGGTGCCTCACCCAGGAGGCGTCTCCACCATTACTTACCCAGCCACTGCGTGCCCCACCAAGCTCTATCTGTATTCGAGAATGGAGCAATCGGCGGTAACCCCAATCTATACGTTGCGCCAACTAAATCATCAACCTCTTGCTTACTGTTGCACAAATTACACGGGCGCACATACGGCTTACTACTTCCTTTACAACGCGGACACGTTACCATACGCGCCTCGGTGGTCAAGAGCCGAGTGAGGGAATCGAACCCCCGACATCGGAGTTACAGGCTCCGCGCTCTCCCTAGCTGAGCTAACCCGGCGTGTGTCTACCGCTCGCTGCAATCGCCGAGCGGGTACTTAAACTTACAATGCGGGCAGGGCGTTCCGCAAGTGGTCTCGACAACTGCGCCGCCGCATTGGACGCAGTTGCCGCTTATTACACAAGTAGTCATAGAGAAAAAGTCGGCAGCCTTGGAGTTGAACCAAGAACCTCTCGCGTATCAGGCGAGCGCGCTAACCAATTGCGCCAGCCGCCGGGTGTAGTGCTCGCTGTTGGGGTCGAACCAACGCGCTATCGCTTAAGAGGCGATTGCTCTTCCAACTGAGCTAAGCGAGCAGTGCCTACTGAGGGACTCGAACCCCCAAGAGCCAGTTTCTAAGACTGGTGTGTCTACCAATTGCACCAAGTAGGCGAGTGCTGCCTGTAGGATTCGAACCTACACTAATTGCGGTTTGAGCGCAATGCCTCTACCCAGTTGGGCTAAGGCAGCAGTTGACTAAATCGAATACGTCCGCTTCTTTGTCGCGGACTTGTCTCGCTTAACACGGAGGTGATGCCGCAGCTTCCACTGCATATGCCGCTTCTTACTTCCAAGCTTCCGCCGCCCCTTCGGCGCGCGACGGAGACGTGCTCTCCACCCCATACGAACCTCGACGAGTGAGTAGTACCGCCTATGGGATTCGAACCCATCTTCTTGCGTTGAGAACGCAGCATCCTAACCGAATAGACGAAGGCGGCGAGTAATGGCAGTGGTGGGAGTCGAACCCACTGAGTCCAGCTTATGAGGCTGGCGCAGGAACCGTGCCTGCTCCACTGCTATGCCCGCACGCGGCGGGAAGTGCTCACTGATGGAATCGAACCACCTTCGTCTCGATTAAAAGTCGAGGGCGCAGCCAATACGCCAAGTGAGCGTTACTCGTCGGGCAGTGACTCGTCTAGGATTCGAACCTAGGGTCTCTCGGGTGTAGGCCGAGCGCGTTGCACCGCTACGCTAACGAGCCAAGTTGCTCCAACCCGATGCATTAATCAATATCCATAAATTCAAATCCAATAGGCAAAACACGGCGCTCGGGACGGAGCGTGAACACACCGCAGAGTCGCTTGCGAGAATCGAACTCGCATCGCCAGTTTGGAAGACTGGTGCGCAACCATTACGCCAAAGCGACAAATGTGACAGCGACAATACCGCTTGCGAGTTTCGATCTCGCTTCTGCAGGTTGAAAGCCTGCGGTCCTAGCCAGTGGACGAAAGCGGCGTGGTAATCAGGTGGTTGGGATTCGAACCCAATTCTTTGGCGTCACAAGCCAATGCCTCGCCAACTAGGCCACGCACCTGTTGATCCAGCCTTTGCACGGCAGACTATCGTGGTGGATTCGAACCACCGATGCTCGTTTTGCAAACGAGTGCCTTAGGCCGACTTGGCGAACGATAGGCAAAGTCGGGATTGCGCGAATCGAACGCGCCATCTCCGCGCCCCAAACGCGGCGGCTCTCCATTGAGCCCGAATCCCGGGACACCAATCCTAATCAACCAACCCCTCTTTGTCAAGCGCCTCTTTTAGCTTTGTCCGTGTGTTATTTAGCCACGCCTTGCTATGATCGGTATTGCTAGTGGGTAGAGTGGCAAAAAGCCTCCACTTCACCGCAATCATGGTTGAAACCCGCCTACGTCCTTCACAAAGCGCACACTTCTCTGACGGCGTTTTATCATCCGCTATCCACAGCGACCCCCAGCCGAAGCAGCGCGGGCACTTCACGTCTTCTTCCACTACGCTGGGTCCGGGCCGAAGTGTTTCACCCGTATTTCCTCCGCCTGCTGGGGGGTAATCATAATCGGGCTATTCCCCGGCAGTATATGCAACAACCGCCAGTTAAGTGCATCAACAACCGCAACTTCCCCCTTTCCATCACAAAGGGAGCAATCTTGGTCCTGCGGGTCAGCCCGCACAATACTCCCCCGTCCTACACAACGCGGACACCTCATTACTTCGTCGCGCGCGTCCACCGATTAATCCCCCATGTTGTCGCCGCCGCTACCGTATCGTACAGCAGCAGTATCCGCACGTCATCCCCATGAGTAACCCACAACTGCTGAATCAGCGTCCCAATAAGCAGCAGCCCGTAGTCGCCGAGGAACGCCTGGTTAGCGTTACTCCGGTCGGTCGCGCGAATATACACCCGCCAGAAGACGGATGTAAGCACGGCGGAGACGACTGCGAGTAAGTATATCAAGCGCGCCCCTCGTCCACAACACCACAGAGCGCGCACCGCCGGACGAGTACATAAATAACATCGTCGGGGTTAGTGGTAAAGAGCGGGCGCGGCTCGGTGGTCCAAGCAGTATACACGTGTTGGCAAATTACCACGGCGGCTGCCCCTTCTGCTCTATATGCCGCAGCACAGTCGCCCGATCGAATCCAATTAATTTCAAAAGCCCCAGCCGCCACTCCAATGCACGCTTCTCCGTAACAACCCGCTCCCCCTCGCACAACCCGCATGGATGCGGACGCGCACGCCACAGCGAGCCAAAGCCGAAGCAGCGCGGGCATCTCACTTCGTCGTCCACGGCCTATTTCTCCTCGTATCCATGTTTCTTGTGGTGGAATTACTTGCTGCGCCACGGCGCATCCTGTCGTATCTTCCCATGTGGTGCTTCAACCGCATGCCGCTGCCCACACGTCGTACACAACGGCTGCTGCACCGCCTGCTTCGCCTTTACAAACCGCGTATTTTTCATCTCATACGACAAGCAGGCTTGCGTGACCCAAGCGGTTAGGCTTAGTGCGCGCTGGTCGGCAGCGGCCTGAAAAGCAGCGTGGTGCTCGCGGCGGAAGCGAATCGTTACTATCTTACAATCATTCATTTTGTTTCATTCCATTTCATTTCATTAGCACTAAATTGAGCACGATTTTGACAGTATTCCACCAGTAACCCAATAGTAAGCCGCTAGTGGCTATTTGTCAAGGGACCAGTTTCTAGCCAGTATGCGTCAAAATGACGCATAGCCCTTGACAAATAGACCACAAGTAGTTAGGATTAGTTCCTAATAGCGGCAGCCTCCCGTGTTGGCAAGCTCTCCCGTTATCAATACTATGCGCGCGATCCCGAAGCCCATCCGGCTCGCTCCCTCCTAACGCTTTGGGCAAGACAATGCTGCGAGGGCCAAATGGCCGTCTCGTCTAGGCAAGAGTATCAACGCCAGTACTATCGGGAAAATCACGATCAGATTCGTGCCAAGCAAAGAGCCTATCGTACTCAAAATATTGATAAGCTTAGAGCCAACGATAGAGAATCTTACCACAGATAGTATTGGGCATGGCGCAGAGAAATTTTTCAACGATTAGGCGAAAAATGCTGTCGTTGTGGATTCTCTGATTCTAGAGCCCTTCAGATCGACCACAAAAATGGTGGTGGATCACGAGAGTGGAAAGCACGTGGATGGAAGCATCTGCGAACGATTCTCGAAAATCTGAATGACTATCAAATCCTTTGCGCTAACTGCAATTGGATCAAACGTCATGAGCGCGGCGAGGTAAATACTCGGAAGTATTGAAAACGGTAGGATAAGCAATTGGCTGACCCACAAATCTTGCAAGATTTTACGCCGGTACTTAAAAATGTGTATCTGCCCATCCGCAAGAAAATCTTTCCTATAAATACTGTTCTTTTGGCGCAAGCGCGCAAGCTCGGTCCTGAACACGTTACCTACGCAGGTAACGACCTGTTCTTCGACGTGAAGGTTGAACGGCGTGGCGGATTCGTTTCGTCTGCAGCGGGCTTCCTACCCGTCTCGCAGATCGCGCGTGAAAAGCAGGGTCGCCTCTCCGTCGCCCGTACTTACGCAAAGGTACAGATTGACGGATTGGCTTTGAAAGCGACCAACAATGAAAAAGGCAGCTACATTAGTGCTGCCAAGAAGATCGTAGAAGACGTGATGGACCAGTGGGAAATCGAGCAGGAGCGCATCCTCCACGGCGACTCGCTCGGTATCCGCGCGGTCATCGGTACCGTCAACTCAACAACCCAGGTGATTGCATCGGCCCCGTATGGGATTACTGGTGCAGGCCCCGGCAATCTCCACCTCGTGGACGGCGATACAATCGCTGTGCTCAACGGCACAACGTTCGCACTACGGGGAAAGACGCAGATTTTGTCGCACAGCAATTCCGGCGACAATACTACATTCAACTACGTGACCGCAGTTGCCGGTCAGGTGGCGAACGACGTTATCGTTACTTGCGTTCCCGCAGCAGTAGACGCGAACGACACCTCGTTCGGTGCGGAACCGCACGGCCTAAAGTCAATCATGGACGTAGAAGCAGCGTTTGCAACCTTCGAGGGCCTAAACGACCCCCGCTGGACAGCGAATAAGATCACATCAACAACCGTTGACGAAACGATTGTGATGAAGCTGTTGAACACGATCCGTGCGCGTGCAGGCGTAGACTGGCGTAAGTCTCCCAAGAACATGTTGCTGCTAACCAGCACAGGTATCTGGCAGGCGTACGGCGAGTCTCTACTTGGTCTCCGGCGCTTCAGTGCGCCGCAGATGGAGCTAAAGGGCGGATTTACCGGCGTGCAGGTTGCTAATGCAACGTTGGTAGACGACCCTTGGAGCCCGCGCGGTCGGTTGTACGCAGTATATGGGCCGGACACCGCCTTCGTAGACCTGATGGACTTCGGCGAGATTTCGTTCCAAGACGCGCCGAAGTGGCAGCGTGTGTCCAACCGTGATGCGTGGGAAGCCGTGTTTGCAAGCTACTGGAACTACGGCGTGTTGAATCGGTTGAGCCAGGGAGTTATCTCGGGAATAACCGATACGGTGAATTACTCGCCTGTTTTTGCCTGAGTTATCTGCTATCCTGGCAATAACTTACGAGCTTTTCACCTACCGCGCTTGACTTTTCGTCCTGTACTGGTTATCCTAGTGGTAGCCAATACAGGCGGAAAGGCGGAAAGATGTACTCGAAAGAGCATCGACTCGAAAAACAGCGTGAAGCACAACGGAGATACCGCGAGCGGCATGCTGAAGAGTTGAAGGCGGCGGCTGAACGCGTCAAAGGCACTGAAGAGCAACGAGAAATTTGGCGCGAAAAAACTCGTCAGTGGCGACGACAAAACCCAGAAGCCAATTTGAGAATTCAGCGCAAGGCAGATTTAAAACGGTATCACGCCACAAAAGCAGCAGCATTTGAAAAGCTTGGGAACACGTGCGTAAGATGTGGATTTGACGATGCGCGCGTTTTACAGGTAGATCACATTGTTGCGATTGGTGACACTGAACGCAGACGCCTAAAGCATTTTGGGAAAAATCTTTGGGCCACCATTTTGCAGGATTCAGCTCCATTTCAGTTGCTATGCCCAACATGCAATTGGATTAAAAGAGTAGAGAACAAAGAAGTCAGACAACCCAAGTCCGATTCACGCATAACCACATCTGCACGTTCAACAGACGGGGCAGGGACTAAGGAATAAGCAATGGCATTTCCTCGTAGTGGTACAGTAGACACGCAGACGTTCAGCGGCACGAAGGATTTCGTCTTCGCGCACTCGTCTGCGCTGCAAGGGGCCAACATCGGTGTTGGCGACCATCTTAAAATCGACACAGTAGACTTCTCTCGCCCATCTGTCGCGCAGCTAACCGGCGCGCTCGGTGGAGCATCCGTCCTCCTCGACACGACAACTGCATACGTCAACACCATTGGTGCGGCGAGTGTTGGGCGATTTAGTGTCCGTGGCGGGAAGTTGTATAAGCTAGAGTGCTCGCCCGGATACGCATTGTTTTCAGGTGCGACCGGCGCACTCACCCTGCAGTGGTTTGACGTAACAACCCTCGGATCGCCTGTCGCAATCGGACAGCCGCTTCAGCTTCTTTCACTAACCGATGCGGGGAATGAAGTGACGAACGGCGATTTGTGGACGATGTATCAACCGGGTGGTGGACAAAACGACATCTTCCTGGTGGAAGTACAAATCACGGCGGTTACTGCACTAACAAGCATTGGCAACACCGCCAAAGGTCTTCCCACTGTATTGATTGAGACGTACTAACAGGAGAAGTAATGTCAGCATTTTTCAAGCATTTCCTATACGGTGTAGCAGCAGCAGCAGTTGCCGCAGCGGGCATGTACTTCGGCGACGCTTCCCACTTCGCCGGTCTTTCCGGCCCACTTGCCGCAATCGCCGTTGTCGTTGGTGGTGTAGTCGCAGGCGCGCTCGCGAAGCTAGCGGCGTACTTCCAAGGTGAAGCAAGTAGCTAAGCAGTGAATACTGTCGCTTGTCAACAGAAGTCGCTCGCCGAGCGAGCTAATGTAAGCGACTGAGGCACGTATGGCGAAGATACATGATAGGATTCTAGAGATTAAGCTGACAACCGCGAATGGTGCGCAGACGATTAACATCACTGCGCTCAACTACTACCGCGACCGGGGACAACTCGACGCGGCAAACCCATTCCCGATTACGTCCGCAAGCATCCCAACTGGTGCGGTCGGTGTCGCAACCAATCCGGAAGTGTTGACCGGCGAGTTAGTCCCACCGCCTACACACATCCGGTTCGTCGCAACCGTCGCAGCGTAATGCTAACGGTCATTCGGCACCGTCCAGAGCCGAATCCCGATGTTGAGCAGCGCATTCGAGCCGAGTTGCAAAGCTTGGATTCGCTGCTCGACATTCGTTGGTTTCCCAACGCCGTCTACAACCCCCGCCACCGCGATTTCGAAGGCCGCTACTCGCTAATCTGCAACTGGCCGCAGTCGGATAAGCGGTGGGAGATGGTGCAGAGCGGGGAGATTGGTGATGCATTCGACTCCCTCGGCTGGTTTTGCGAGGATATTCACGATCCAGAAAGTGTCCCCGTCGCGCCCGATTCGATTATGTCGAAGGTGCTTGAGTTACTAGGCAAGTGTGACAATACTCAACACCCCTGGCGCGAGCGGATGAAGGAGTTGGTGGAGAAGAATGCGAAAGTACGCAAACAGCGTCAGCAGGAAGTAGTCGATAGAGCAGAAGACATCGCGTCAACCCTATGGGGCTTCGTTGGCAAGCACGACGAGACGACTGTAGAGCGGTTGATAAAGGATATGGCGGAAAATGAGTGAAGCACCTCGGTTGTATCAGTTGCCGAATGGCGATTTGCATCGCGGAATGGCCGATTTCAGCCACCTCTCAAACGTAGAGGTGGAACAACTTGAATCGACCGACCCGATGAATCGTGCGATGGCTGCGGTCCTCGCAGCGGCGAAGGGGTCACGTGCGCTTCCCTGCCTCTGGTGCGGACAGACGTTTGATGGGGCACTGCCGGAGAAGAACATCCGGGAGCATTTGGAGAAAAACCATCCCAGTGTTGTTGGCAAGCAGGTAGATGCCCCTGTGATAATGGCCGCGTTGGCTGCTGAGCAGGAGAAGTCGAGTAAGAAGTAATGTCGCGCCTCACCGACGCGTTTGGCGCGCTCAACGGCGGTAAATGGACGATAATAGCAGCCGCGTTCGCCCTTGTCGGTTTTGGCGCAGCGACAGCGAAGACAGTTAAATCAGTTAGCGGCATCCCCGCGCAGTTGGCAATGCACGACAGTAACACGGTAAAGCTGACTGAAGCGGTGCATGAATTAACCCGTGTGCAAACAGAGCAATTGTGCATCACGGTTGCGCAATTGAGTCACGAAGCCTGGGAAAAGTGTGTATTGCCGTAAGGGGCGCGCGTGGCGATTACAAAAGCACAAACACGTACGATGGTGCGTGAGTACCTCGACGATCCGAACGGGAAGCGGTGGAGTGACACCAATCTCAACATCGCCATTCAGTTCGTTCTAGACGACTTGTGGAGCGATATGTTGGACGTTGCTCCATATATCAACTCGCAGTACCAACAAATCCCCCTCCCGCTTCACACGCCGGGCTTCATCGACTTGAAGTTGACCGCGTTTGGTGGCGATCTCACACAACGCTTCTACCGCATGCAGCAGGTTATCGCGGATGGACGCCACTACTTCCCCAAAGACCCACGCGACTATCTAATGGTCGCGCAGTCATTGACCAACGACCCCTCAACGATTCAGGCATCAACCGGGATTGAACAGCGGTTTAGCTACCAATTCCTCGGCGATCAAGTGTGGCTGCATCCACTCGGTGCAGTAACCACATTCGTCGAATTGCGATACAACTTCCGTCCCGTCGCCTTCAGTCAACTGGCAGACGGCACAACGTTGCCAATGCCGGAGGGAAGCGAGCAGTCGCTCGTTCTACTTAGTGCCGCATATGCAATGGGCAAGGGTAATGCGGAAGAAAGCATGCAACTACAGGCACTCGGCGAACAGTCGAGACAGCGACTTATGAATAGTATCCGTAGACAATACCACGGCATGACGGTGGCGTTCAGCCCCGAGAATCCGTGGGCGTATGGTGGAACATAATGGCGATTCCGCAGACTCCCTCGCAGCTTACACAAGTCGTAGACAGCAAAACCTACGACGCGTTGTGGTTTCGTCAAACGGGCTTTACGAATGAGCAGACGATTAGTGCGGCGATTGCACGTGCGGCAGCGGACGGTGTGCCATTCGTACGCGTTAGTGGCGTGCTCTTCCCGTATAATATCGGGCTAGTCACACTCAACGCCGCCGTCGCGCTACTGCAAGAAAGCAGCACACTCGCAGGCTACGGCGCTCCCGAAGGTGTAGTCCCCGCTCCGGTCGGCTGGCTCTGGCAGCAGTTGGATGGAATCGGCGGGAATACGTTGTGGACGAAGATTACTGGAACCGGCACAACCGGCTGGAGTTTGGTGGGCAATGTGTCAGCAGTGACTGCAGTTACAAACCGCTTCATCGACTGGACGGCGGTATGGTCCGGGATTAACAACGGCGACTTGGCAACAATCGGTGGCGTGATTGTTGGACTGTCGCGCACGCATCAAACGGCGGGAACGCCGACGATGATGCAGACGACGGCGGGTGGAACTTCGCCGGTGTTGAATGTAACGACGGACGGACGGCGGTCGGGGCAGTGGTTTAATGGTACAGGCACGAATGTCTGTATGATCTTCCGCCCGACAACCTTCGGCGCTTCAACAATCATGTACGTCCCCTTCATCGGGCCAACGTTCCCTACATCAACTGCCGCGTTGGGCACAACGTTCGAAGCGCCACAATTCAACTTCTCCACGTCGATTAGCGCGTGGGTGCGGAAGGTAGCGGG